GACACATGGGTAAAAACCAGTTACAACGGCAATATCCGCAAAAACTTTGCTGGCATTGGTTTTACTTATGACACAGTGCGCGATGCTTTTATAGCGCCTAAATGTCATGAAGAAGCAATATTAGATTCAGAAACTTGCCGATGGGAGTGCTCAAATAATGACCACCAAATACAAGTTAAGTAAATGCGCAATTCAGTTAAGAGAACAAATTGACGACACATTCACAGATCGAGATAGATCTTCTGATGGTTGGATCGGCGACACACGACACTCTGCGCGTAAGTCAGATCATAATCCAGATGCTGGCGGCTGGGTTCGTGCCATCGATGTCGATCGAGATTTGTCGGGTAAAGCTAAACCTGACCTCATGCCAGATCTTGCGGATCAGATTCGTCTCTTTGCAAAGTCTGATTCTAGAAAGCGCATCAGCTACATCATCTTTGACGGCCAGATCGCAAGCCCTGTCCTTAAATGGAAATGGCGCAAGTACACAGGCATCAACAAACACAATCACCACTGCCATATCAGTTTTACGAAAGAAGCTGACAATAATGGTGAGTTTCTTCAAATACCTATGATCGGGGGATCAAAATGAAAGATCTACAAAACGCGTTAGGCTCATGGGGCAGAGCATTCTTGGTTGCAATCATCTCAATGTATGCAGCTGGTGTAACTGACCCAAAGGCTTTAATCGCTGCAGGTCTTGCATCAATAATCCCACCGGTATTGCGTTACCTTGATCCAAAAGATGTACTCGGAAGCAAATGACACAAGCAGACTTCTTTCAGCTCTATATTGCCACACTTGTGACAATAGGTGGATTAGCTGGTTATGTGATCACACACTTGTTGGGCGAGATCAAGCGACTCAACACGCGAGTTGATGAGATTTACAACATACTATTAGAGCGGTAAAATAAAGCATGGCCGCGCCTCGCAAAGCTCGCACTAAGTCGGTAATCGATGACTCTTACTCTGCACTAGAGGCTCATTGCATTGCTCTTAATGAGTATTACAAGGCTTTGCGCAAGGCTGGTTTTGCCACCGATATTTGCTTATCAATGATCATGGATCCGTTCTCATATCCAGACTGGATTCTCCCGAAACGCATCAACGATAACCCGAGCAACATGCCGGACTTTTATCCCGATGACGATGAGGATTAATGAAAAGAACCATCGTAGTTCCAGACTTACAAGTCCCATATCACGATGAAGTAGCAGTCAAGAATGTCGCCTCGTTTATTAAAGTATTTCGGCCTGATGCTGTCGTTACTCTTGGAGATGAAATCGATCTCCCTCAAATCAGCCGCTGGACAGAAAACAAGCCAGGCTGGTACGAGCAAACCTTAGCTGCTGATCGAGACATGGCAGTTGATGTCCTTTGGGAATTGACACAGCACGCCAAAGAAGCTCACATGATCAGGTCAAACCACACTGACCGTCTTTATAATGTGATCATGAACAAGATCCCAGCATTCTTGTCATTACCAGAATTGCGCTTTGAAAAGTTTATGAAGCTTGATGAACTTGGTATTTCTTATCATAAGAAGCCATTTCCTATTGCTAAAGGTTATGTGGCAGTGCATGGAGATGAACAAGCAATTAAGCCTACTCCTGGTCTTACAGCCCTAGAGGCAGCCCGTAGGCATGGTTTAAGCGTGATCTGTGGACACACACACAGGGCAGGCCAATCGGCCTTTACAGAGGCATCAGGGGGCAAATTAGGCCGTATCTTGCGTGGCTTTGAAGGTGGACATCTGATGGACATTCGCAAGGCTCATTACACAAAGGGCACAATGAACTGGCAACAAGCATTCTTGATTGTTGAAGAAGATGCCAAAGGTGTTCAAGTATCGACAATCCACATAGAAAAGGATGGCACATTCGCTTATGGCGGTCGCAGGTATGGACGATCTCGATAATCCGTTACATCGTGACATTGACAATCACATGGACGATGCAGAATTGTTACCATTTCGTTATCAAAAGATGCTTGCTTAGTCCTAGGTAACCTGTACATTCGCCTTATCAGTGAAACTCACTGAGGACAAGGGGCTAAGAAATGAATCTTGATTTATATCTAACGCTGGTAATGGGGGCGTTTTTAGCAGTAGGTGTCGCAGCTGGTTATGCGCATGGATTTAAGCAAGGCAAAGAGGAAGGCTACGCACAAGGCCGTTCGGTCGCTCGACACACATTCTGGTCAGAGTGAAGGCCAAGGACATTCTTGATGAAGCCAAGCAGCTACTCACCGACCGAGGTGACGAATACGGCGACTCAACTCTTAATCACATTCGAATCGCAAGACTCTGGAGTGTGTATCTTGACAAAAACATCGAGCCGCATGAAGTCGCAATCTGCCTTATCCTCACCAAGATCTCGAGAACTCAGACAACGAAGGATCACCCAGACAGTTACGCAGACATCTGTGCGTACTCTGCAATCGCTGGCCAGATTACATCAACTGATTGGAATGACCTTGACAGTTACTAAGGCAAAGTCCGGTACTTGGTGTGATTACTGCCAAATGAAATGGGGTCGCGATCACCCTAATGGCAAAGGCAAGACTTTTGCGGTCTGGACTGTGGTAAGTCAGCACGCTAAGTCTAAAGGTATCAACCGACATTATTGCCAGCCTTGCGCTGTGTGGGTGTCAATCTGGCCAGATGGATCTCACTGGCCTTTAACCGAGCAAGCCGACTTTTTAGTGAGACAAGAGGAAATAAATCATGGCGTTTAATTTAGCCGATTATGAAACAGTCGAGAGCCGACTGGAAAAGTTTTGGAAGGAGTTTCCCGATGGACGGGTATCAACTGAATTGGAAGTTTGTGAAGCTCATAGATATGTTGTTAAAGCCTATATCTACCGCACTTATCTCGACCAAGTCGCTTACGCCACTGGCTATGCTGAAGAGAAGGATTCTGATCGCGGCGTTAATGCCACTAGTGCACTTGAAAACTGCGAGACTAGTGCGATCGGCAGAGCACTTGCGAATGCAGGTTATGCTACTAAAGGCAGACGGCCTTCCAGAGAAGAGATGGTCAAAGTATCAATGGCAGGACGAGGCGGAATTGCTACAGAAAAACCAATCCTCAAAGAAAAATACCCAGAGCCAGTAAAAGATGTTTGGACAATAGAAAACCCTAAAGATGTACAAGAAGTTGTACAAGTTGAGGGTGCGCCATCTTTGATTGAAGCAATTAATTTAATGACAGATGAGATGAATGCAAAGGTAATACCTCAAGCACCAAAGTGCCAACATGATTTCATGGTGCATAAGACAGGAGTTTCATCAAAGACCGGTAAGCCTTATGAAGGCTATACATGCCCATCAAAGAATCGGGCAGAACAATGCCCACCGATCTGGTTATAACTAATGGCTTCCCAGCATCGTAAGCATCGTGGTTATCGCACTCAGAAAGTAGTCGCTGAGTACCTAACAAAGTGGTTCCCATACGCAGACAGTGCTGGGGCAGGTCGGCAAGGCAGCGATGTCACTGGTATCCCGTTCGATATCGAAGTGAAAGCGCGTAGTGCCTTCCAACCTAAAGAGTGGCTGGATCAGACACGAAAACGGGCAGATGGGAAGCTGTCTGTGGTTGTGATGAGATTCAATGGGCAAGGGGAAGATGCGGCAGAATACGGGGCAATGCTCAGATTCTCTGATCTGGTTCAGCTACTCAATAAAGTTGATTACATAGAATGGTTTCAAGAGCCAAGCCGATGTAAAGGCTGTGGCACATGGTTAATTAATGACGATTACTGCACTCGATGTAAGGATCACAATGCCAATATATGTTTATGAATGCTTACTCTGCGGAGTGGTTGAAGAGCTTGATCACCCGATGAGTGCAGTTGGAGACCCAGTGCTTCATTGCGCTACTCCTATGAATCGTCAGTTTGTTCCAACCGCTGCAATATTTAGGGGCAATGGTTGGGGAAAGGATAAGTAATGCCATTTGATTATAAATTAAAGTCGGATAGCACAGCTTGGTTTAGTTGCTGTGATGAAGTTCAGTTCGAATATATGTGTGCACATTGTTATGAATCAATGGGGTGTCAGATGTGTGCATTCGACATAACAGTTCGTCATGATTGTAATCAGGATTAGACACGCCCAACATTATGCGTAAATCATCAATGGATTTGACAGAGTCGGTACACTATAAATCGCTAGCGAGCGCGTGTGCGCGGTTGCTCGCGACCGCGATGTTAGTTATTGGGGTATCTCTATTCATAAATGAATCACGTGTAACTGATACTGCTAAAGCAGTTGAAGTAATAGATATTAAACCAATGGATATTAAAGAAGCCATAAAAAGCCAACTAACAAGTAAGACTTATAAATGTCTAGATACTCTTGCAATCAAAGAGAGCAACTGGAACTTTAAGGCTGTTAATGGTAGTCATCATGGATTCCTTCAAGGTAGATCTAAATGGTTGGCGACTGCTAATCCGGTACAACAGTATGACTGGGCTAGTAGGTATGTGGCTCATAGGTATGGAGTCACAGAGTATGATGAGCCAGACTTCTGTGCAGCATTAGATCATTGGAAGATACATTCATGGCATTAGACAAGCTGAACACAAGGCGCTATCGAGGACAGCGTGAGCGCGTGTTTAATCGTGATGGAAGAATGTGTCAGATTTGTGGCACAGATGAAGGCGAGATGCACATCGATCACATCATTCCTCGCAAGGTAGGGGGAACTCATGACCTAGACAATCTAAGAGTCTTGTGTAAGAGCTGCAATCTACGCAAGGGTGCGCTTAATGATGGGGTTTTTTTAGGTAAGACGGCTACCCCCCCTGTCTTTCTTTTT